CTGGTAAAATACAAATATTAGAACAAATATTAATAAAGAGTATAAATAGTAATTGTAGAGGTTATGTATATAAATGCTTAATTGATGGATATGAAGGTAAAATAATACAATCAAACTTAGATCTTCAACAAGGTTGTTCTGTTTGTGCGAATAATAAGGTATTAAAGAATTATAATGATTTATGGACAACGTATCCGAAAATAGCAAGTCTTCTTAAATATCCAGAAATAGGGTATGATATAAGTTTTGGCAGTAATAAATATCAAATATTTATTTGTCCTAATTGTGGATTTGAAAAATCATTAAGAACAAATACCATAGTTAGTCAAGGTTTTGGTTGCCCAAAATGTAGTGATGGTTTATCATATCCAAATAAATTTATACATAATTTTTTAGATCAATTAAATGAAGAATATATATTTGAATATTTGCCAGATTGGAGTAGTGGCAAAGTATATGATAATTGTTTGATTAATAAAAAAGAAATATGGGAAGTACATGGTATTCAACATTATAAACACAGTTTTAAAAAAATTGGTAAAAGAGCAAGAACATTAAAAGAAGAACAGGTTAATGATGAATTAAAAAAGAAATTAGCTAAAGAAAATGGATATAAATATATTGAAATTGATGCTAGGAAATCTGAATTAGAATGGATTAAAAATAGTATTTTGGATTTACCTGAAATTAAAAGATATGATTTAAGTAAAATTAATTGGTTACAATGTCATGAATTTGCATTGTCTAGTTTAGTTAAAATAGTTTGTGATTATTGGAAGAATGGTATTAAAAATACTAAAGATATTGCTAAAATAATAAAATTACATCATACTACAATAATAAGATATTTAAAAAAAGGTGTTATTCTGGGTTGGTGTGATTATGATCCTAAAGAAGCATTAAAAAATAGTGTTGCAAATAATGGTAGAAAAAATAATAAACATATTGTTCAGTTATCAAAAAATGGAGAGTTTATTAGAAAATGGGATAGTATGATTAGTGCAAGTAAAGAATTAAATATACGTAGTACTAGTATATCAGAAGTGTGTAGAGGTAAATATAAATCTGCTAGTAATTATAAATGGATGTATGAAGAAGATTATAATAAACAATATATAAATAATGATGAATTAAAGGAGTAATAATATTTATGAATAATAAACATGTGTTTGTCGTAGCAGAACTAGGCATAAATCATAACGGATCAAAAGATATTTTATGTCAACTGATAGACGGGGCTATTGAAGCTAAAGCAGATGCTATAAAATTACAAAAGAGAACAGTTGATAAAGTTTATACAAAGGAATTTTTAGATTCATATCGTATTAGTCCTTGGGGAACAACTCAATATGCTCAGAAAATGGGTTTAGAACTAACAAAATCAGATTATGATTTTATTGATGAATATTGCCGTGGAAAAATTTTGTGGAGTTGCAGTTGTTGGGACTATGACAGTCAATTGTTTCTTAGACAATATGATGTTGTTTTTAATAAAATCGCCAGTTCGATGTTAAATAACATACTACTGCTTAATTTAGTTGCAGAAGAAGGTAAATACACTTATATTTCCACGGGGATGTCAGATTGGGAACAAATAGATCAAGCCGTTGAAATTTTTAGAAAACATAATTGTCCTTTTTCTTTGCTTCATACCGTAAGCTGTTACCCGATGGAGAATCATCTCGCAAATTTATTAATGATTAATACATTAAAGGAAAGATATGGATGTTCTGTTGGATACTCATGTCATTCTAAAGGTCGTATAGTACCTTTAGTAGCTGTAGGTATGGGGATTGATTGTTTGGAGAAACATGTAACGCTAGACAAAACTATGTACGGTTCAGATCAGGCAGCAAGTTTAGAGATGGATGATTTTAAACGTCTAGTTACAGACGTGCGTGGTATTGAAAAAGCATTAGGTAATGGTGAAAGAATTCTTAGTGATGCGGAACTTGAAGTACGCAAGAAATTAAGAGGTAATTAATGTCTAATAATAAATATAATGGTGAAACTCTAATAGTTTCAGAATTCATCCATTCCCCCATTCCTGAAAATAGCATGATATTTTTTAATCACTATGGTAGATATTATTATGCTATGAAGAGATTAGGCATATCAAGTGAAGATTTTGTACTTGATGCTAGTTGTGGAAATGGATATGGTTCATATGCATTAGCACATAATTGTCATTATGTTTATGGAGTGGATATAAATAAAGATTATCTTGATATGGCAAAAGATCATTTCAAAAAAGATAATTTACAATTTATTACATATGAAGATTTATATGATGATATAGTTTATGCAGATAAAATTGTTTGCATAGAAAGTTTAGAACACGTACCAAAAGAAGAAATGGAAGAGTTTATTAGAAAATTATTTAGTAAACTTGTTGAGGGTGGAAGTGCTTTTGTTACTGTCCCCCTTGGAAATAATGAAGCAAGTGAATATAATAAATTTCATCTCAATGAACCGTCAATTGATGTGGCATATGAGCTATTTTCTAAGTATTTTGAAAAAATAAATATTGAGGTAGATAGTTTTGTAAATAGTTTTGGTTATGAATGTAAGTATGCTTTCTTGATTTTGAAAGATAAGAAGTAAATATAATTAACTAGAATAAAAGGAGAATATATGGATTTTGGTGGATTAACTTGTGTAAACATTGAAATATCTAGTGTTTGTAATAAGAACTGTCAAATTTGTGGACGTAGAAAATTAGACAGAGAGTATCCAGAAAAAGCATTACAATATGGTTTTATGGATATTGAATTGATGAAAAAAATTGCAAATCAACTTCCTAAAAGTAAAATGCTTTTGCAACTTCATTTTAATGGCGAAAGTTTAGAATATCCTAATCTTAAAAATGCACTAAATATTTTTAAGAATCATATTAGAACTGTAAATACAAATGGTCAATTATTATTAAAGAAATTTGATGATATAGTTGATAATTTAGATACTATTACAATTTCTACTTTTGAAGGTGATGATACTTGGAAAGAACAATATAATATTTTAAAAGAATTTCTAATTAAAAAAGGTAATAGAAAACCTTGGGTAGTAATTAGATGTACAGGTAATATTTCAGAAGAAAGAAGAAAATTATATGAAGAATTGAATTGTAAAATTGCAGATAGAATTCTTCATGATCCAATGGGTAGTTTTAATTATACTCATCCTCCTGTCGTACCGGAACATGGAATTTGCTTAGAAGTTATGAGTAAATTAGTAATTGATAGATTTGGTATAGTTAGAACTTGTGCCAGGTTTGATTATGAGGATGAAAATATTATTGGTGATTTAAACAAAGAAGCTTTATTAGAAATATGGAATGGAGAAAAAAGACAAAAATTATTGCAAATGCATATTGATGGTAAAAGGAGTGAAATTCCTTTCTGCAATAGGTGTAAATTTTTTGGCATTCCTAGAGGTATAAAATAATATGATATTAAACTACATTGAACTTTTAAACAAAATTAGTGAACATGAAAATATGTTTTATCTAATGAGAAATGATGTTGAATTATATAAAAATTTAAACAACATAATAGAATTATTAGTTTCCACTCTACAAAATGGAAATAAAATTTTAATTTGTGGTAATGGAGGTTCAGCGTCAGATGCACAACATTTAACTGCTGAATTTGTTGGTAGGTTCAAAAAAGAAAGAAAAGCATTAAATGTCGAAGCATTATCAACTAATACTTCTATTCTAACAGCCATAGGAAATGATTATAATTTTGACAAAATATTTTCAAGGCAAGTAGAAGCTAAAGGTAATTCAGGAGATGTTTTAATAGGATTTTCAACATCAGGAAATTCAAAAAATATTGTTGAAGCATTTAAACAAGCTAACAAACAACATATGATAAATATATTGTTCACTGGTGAAAATATCAATACTGAATGTGCAAAATATGCTGATTATATTGTTGGTGTTCCTTCTAAGGATACTGCTAGAATACAAGAAGCAACAGTATTTTTATATCATGTGATTGCTGAGTATGTCGAAAAAGAATTTATTTAATGCTGAATAAAAGGAGAAATATTAGGTTTGATTAACTATGACATTAAAGATATATCATTAGCCAAACAAGGCAAAGAAAGAATTGAATGGGCAAGTAATCAAATGCCAGTTCTTAATTCAATTAAGGAAAGATTTAAAAAGGAACAACCATTTAAGGATAAAAAAATATCATGTTGTTTACATGTGAGTGCAAAAACAGCAAATTTAATAATTACACTTAAAGCAGGTGGTGCAGATGTAGTTTTATGTGCATCTAATCCCCTATCAACACAAGATGATATTGCTGCTTCTTTGGTAAAAGATTATGGTATTCCTGTATTTGCTATTAAAGGTGAAGATAATGAGAAATATTATAAACATCTTATAACAGCAATTGAACATAATCCAGAAATTACTATGGATGACGGATGTGATTTAGTTTCAACATTACATAAAAATTATGCAGATACATATTTGAAAAATGTAATTGGTGGATCGGAAGAAACTACAACTGGTGTAGTTAGACTTAAAAACATGGAAAAAGATGGTGCTTTGAAGTTTCCTATGATTGCGGTTAATGAATCTGATACTAAACATCTTTTTGATAACAGATATGGAACTGGTCAAAGTACATTGGATGGTATCATAAGAGCAACTAATATCATGCTTGCTGGTAAGACTTTTGTAGTAGTTGGTGGGGGTTTTTGTGGCAAGGGTTTAGCATCAAGAGCAAAAGGCATGGGAGCAAATGTAATTGTAACAGAAGTTGATCCTATTAAAGCAATTGAAGCTAATCTTGAAGGATATAGAGTTATGAAACTTGAAGATGCTATGCCTGAAGCTGATTTTGTTTGTACTGTAACAGGTAATCTTAATGTTGTTGACAACCATCATTTTGAAGTTGCAAAAGATGGTTGTGTGATTTGCAATTCAGGTCATTTTAATACTGAAATTAATATTAATGGATTAAAAGAAATGGCATGTTTTAAGAAGACAGTAAAAGATTTTGTTGATGAATATAAACTTCCAAATGGAAAAAGAATTTATATTTTAGGGGAAGGAAGACTTGTAAATCTTGCTTGTGGTGAAGGTCATCCCCCACTTGTGATGGATATGTCTTTTGCTAATCAAGCACTTGCATCTGAGTATATTGTAAAGAATTATAAGAACTTGGATAATAAAGTTTATACTTTGCCTGAAGAATTGGATTATGAAATTGCGAAATTAAAATTGGAATCTATGGGGATTGAAATTGATGAGTTGACTGAAGAACAAATTAAATATTTAAATTCGTGGGAATCTGGAACTTAATAGATTTGTTCTAATGAAATAGATATAATATTTTTGTTGACAATAGATTCTTAGTATAGTATAATTAGTTAGTTGATAAATTAACAAATAAATATATTAAATTGTAACAAATTAATATTAATACCATAGGAATGTGGTAGGAGAAGACTTTTTAGTTTTCTCCTTATATTAATTGTATTGTGAAAGGAATTTAAAGGATGTATAAGGATAAAAGGATTATTGCGTTGATTCCTGCTAGGGGTGGTTCAGTAGGTGTTAAACGTAAAAATATAAGAGATTTTTGTGGAAAACCATTAATATATTGGACTATTGAAGCATGTAAAAAATCTAACTATATTGATGAATTTTATGTAAGTACAGAAGATGAAGAAATTAAAAATATTTCTTTACTTTATGGTGCAAAAGTTTTAAATAGACCTAAAAGTTTAGCAGAAAATAATTCTCATATTAAAGATGTGATGAAATATCATATTGAAGAATTGGGATTGGGTGATAATGATTTACTTATCCTTTTAAATCCCACATCTCCAATAAGAATTTTCAATGGAATAAATATAATTAATTATTGTATAGAACAATTTGACTATGAAAATAAAGATCAAGCAGCAAGTGTTTATATGTGTCAACATTATCCATATGGAACATCTGCATCTGCAAATAGACAAGAAATTAGTGCATTTCCGTATGATAATGGGAGTGTATATATTAATAAAATTGAGCATTTGGCAAAAGGTATTTATTGGGTAGATAATCCTGATAAAAGGCAAGCAATTGTAGTACCTGAAATTTTTAATTATGAGATTGATACTGAAATTGATTTTATTATGGTAGAATCATTGATGAAATATTTACAATTTAAGGAGTATGAAAATGTACAATTTTAATTTGACTCCTAAAGAAGTTCCTAAAATACATACTAAATATAGAAATATTCAAACTAAATTACCTGTACCTGAGAGTTTAGAAATTATTGAGCGTTCTATGAAATATGAACCAAAATCTATGTGTTCTCAGATGCCTAATGTTTGGGATAAAGCTATTGGTTATAATGTTTATGATGCTTATGGAAATAAGTGGATCGATTTTTCATCAACTATTTTTTTAAGTAATATAGGTCATGGAAATTCTGATGTTGTGGATGCTATTGATAAAATGATACATTCTCCCCTACTCAGTTCTTATGATTATTTTACAGAAGTTAGAAGTTTATTAGCTGAAAAATTAGTAAAAATGACTAAATATGATGGTATGGAAAAAGTATTTTTATTATCCACAGGGAGTGAAACTTGTGAGTGTGCATTACGTTTAGTTACTCTTTATGGAAAAAAACGAAATGTAAATAAAGATATTATTATTTCATATCAAGAGAGTTTTCATGGAAAAACTTTAGGTAGTCAAATGTTAATTGGTAAAGGAATATATAATAATTCTAGTATAATTCAATTAAAACATCCTACTAATTTTTTAATTCAAATGGAAGAACAAGATGACGAAGAATATGGTAGATGGTTGTTTAAGAATGATATGAAAGAATTAATGGATAAAATTGATATAAATAATATATGTTCATTTATATTTAATCCTTATATCGGTAGTACTGCTGTTTTTTATCCTATCGGATATATAAAGGCAATGAGAGATTTTGCTGACAGTATAGATGCATTGATAATTTCGGACGATATTCAAAGTGGATTTTTTCGTACAGGTTATTTTTTAGGATATCAATATTATGGGATTAAACCAGATATAATTTGTTGTGGAAAAGCAATTAGTGGTTCTTTACCTTTGTCTGCTGTATTAACTAGGTCTGAAATAATGGATTTGGATAATGGATTATCTAGTACTCATAGTGGATCTCCTGTTTCATGTGTTGCTACTTTGGCTAATTTAGAATATATGGAAAAGAATATTTCTAAAGAAATGATAAAAGATAAAGAACAGATAATTAAAGATGTATTATATCAATGGAAACAGAAATTTCCTTCTAGAATTAAATCTTATCATGGTAACGGCATGGTGTGGGGAATTATGATAGTAAAACCTGACACTCAAACACTAGATATTGATTTTGTAGACAAAATCGTTGAAAAAGCATTTATTAAAGGGGTTATTTTAATAAGAACAGGAGTAGGTACTATTAAACTTGGTATGCCATTAATAACTCCAAATGATGTAATTTTAGAAGGATTATCAGTCATTGAAGAATCTATTTCTGAACTTTTGAAAGAAGGTTTATATGGATAATATAATTAAAAGTGGAATATATAAAATTTTAAATATTGTAAATGGAAAACAATATGTTGGTAGTGCTGTTAATTTAGAAAAAAGAAAAAAAGAACATTTTTATGCTTTAAAAAAACAAAAACATATTAATACATATTTACAAAGATCTTTTGATAAATATGGAGAAGATAATTTAAAATTTGAAGTTATAGAATATATAGAAGATAAAAATAATTTAATAGAGAAAGAACAATATTGGATGGATAAATTAAATTGTGTTAGCCCTAATGGTTATAATATATGTCCAACAGCAGGTAATACTTTAGGAGTTAAATGTACAGAAGAAACCAAAAGTAAAATAAAAGAAAGTTCTAAAGGTGGAAATCATCCGTCTTTAAATAAACATATGACACAAGAAATTAAACAAAAATTGAGTAAAATTAATAAAGGTAAAAAAGTATCAGAAGATACCAAAGAAAAATTAAAAGAAAAAAATAAACATGTAAAATCTGGTGAAAATAACTGGTGTAGTAAATTAACTGACAATGACGTAATTGAAATTAAGAGAATATTTAAAAATAAAGAAATGAATTGTGCTGATATTGCAAAAAAATATAATATTGGTAAAACTGCTATTTATGATATAAAAAATAATAAGACATGGAAATATATAGATGAAAATGGAAATATAGATTATAATATTAAAAATAAAACTTTAACTAAAGATAATGTCATTGAAATTAAAAAAATGTTAAATGAAAATATAAGTAATAATGAAATTGCAAAAAATTTTAATATAAGTAATACTACTATTAGTGATATAGATACAGGAAAATATTGGAAAAATATAATTGTTAATAATGAATATAAAATTAGACACATTGGTATTGTTACAAAAAATCTTCAAAAAATAATAAATTTTTATAAATTATTTGGATTTAAAGTTTATACATATAAAGAATATAATAAAGATTCTTTAAGAAATATTATTGGGATAAATGAATCTGATAGAATTGAAACATATAAACTTTTTGATGGTTCGACAATTATTGAAGTTTTATATTATAGCAATTATTCAGATAAAAAAATCAATAAAAATTTATGGGATTTGGGATATTCACATATAGCATTTACAATAGATAATCTTGATGAATTTTATAATAAACTTATTGATAATGGAGTTGAATTTATTTCTGCACCACAATTATCATCATTTGACAATGTAAAATTATGTTTTTGTAAAGATCCAGATGGAAATTTTATTGAACTTGTTCAAGATTTACCTGCTTTAGAAGAACAAATATAAGAATTTAAGGATTAAAAGGAATGAATTGAAAGAATGGAGATTTAGTGTTGGCAAAAAATAATTATTTGGATGTTGTGTATAGTGCTGAATCACATCCAAAAAGCACTTATCCTGACAAATTAATAGATTATTTAATAGATAGATTTGATATAAAAAAAACGGATATGGTCTTAGACGCAGGTTGTGGAAATAAAGATTTTTTGAATGCATTTTTAAATGCAGGTATTAAAACTGTTGTTGGTGTTGATTTATATAATAACGGTGATGAATCAATATATGAATGTAATTTTGAGACTGATAAATTGCCATTTCCTGATTGTAGTTTTGAAGTGGTGTTTTCAAAATCATGCTTGGAACACCTTCATGATCCAATAAACTATCTAAATGAGATAAAAAGAGTGTTAGTGCCAGGTGGCAAATTAATTTTGATGGTTCCAGACTGGATAAGTTGTTTTTACCTTTATTTTTCTGACTTTTCTCATCGTCAACCTTACACTAAAGAAGCAGTAAGTGACGTTTTGAGTATTTGTGGATATAAAAATATTTCTAGTGAACTGTTTTTGCAACTCCCTCAAGTTTGGAAATATCCTATTTTAAAAATTGTGTGTAAGTTTTTGCAAATGTTCGGAAGTCCTAAAAGAATTATTAAAAATAAGTTTTTGAGGTTTAGTAGAGAGTTAATGATATTGTCAAGTTGTACTAGGGAATAAATATAATATTTGTTTATTAGTTTGATTTTCATTGATATTATTGCTTTCACCTTTTTGGTGAAATTTTTGTTTTAGGAGTGATTTATTATTGAGTGTTGAAGTTGAAGAAAAAATTGAAAATAAAGTTAATGATTAAAAATAATGTTAAGACTAAAGATATTATGAAAGAATTTAATATTTGTAAAGCAACTGTTTATCAAATTAAATCAGAGAAAACATGGTCACATATTAAACTCGAAGATTATCTTGATGAAAATGGTAATATAAAAGAAGTAATATAATAATATTAGATAATGAGAGATTATCACACATTGAATAAAAGGAGAATTAAATGAATAAAGGAAAAGTCCTTTTTATAATTAGTGATTTGTATCAGGAAGATGTATTTTTTCCATTATCAATAGGATATTTAATTAGTAGTTTACATAATACTTTTCCTAATGTTGAGTCAGAAGTTTATGATATGGCACTTACTCATGCAACTAATGAAGAATTAGCAGATTATTTGCAAGATAATAAATTTACTATGATTTGTCTTGGATTTTTATCTGCAAGATTTAAGGAAACTATTGAACCATTATGTAAGGTTATAAATCAACATAAGAAAGATAGTGTTCTAATTTTAGGGGGTCATGGTGCTTCGGGTCTACCAGAGTGGATTTTGCAAAAAACTCAAGCAGATATTGTATGTTTAGGGGAAGGAGAAGAAGTTATTCCTGAAATTTATGATACTTGCGTTAATGGGAAAAGTTTATTAAATATTGATGGCATTGCTTTTAGAAATGGTAATAAAATAACAATAAATCCTAAAAGAAAACCAATTAAAAATTTGGATTCTCTTCCTTATCCGTATTGGGAAAAATTCGATATGTCACGATATACTACTAATATTAAACTTGCATTGATGGAAGATAATGATAAATGTTTTCCTATGATTTCAACTAGAGGTTGTTCTAATGCTTGCACATTTTGTTACAGAATGCATAGAGGGATTGCAGTTAGATCAATTCCTAATATTATTGAAGAAATAAAAATACTTAATCAAATTTATGGTGTAAGTTATGTGTTCTTTTTTGACGAAATGTGGATATTAACAAAGAAAAGGGTTTACGAATTTGCTAAAGCTTTAAAAGATAATAATTTAAATATCAAATTTAATATAAACGCAAGAGTTGAAATTATTGACGAAAATATAATAAAGTGTCTAAAAGATTCTGGTTGTGTTTTTATTAATTATGGATTTGAAGGAAATCAACAAAATATTCTTGATACTATGAAAAAAAATGCAACTGTAGAACAAAATTATCATGCTGCTGAAATAACATATAAGTATGATCTAGGAATGGGAATTAACGTTTTATGGGGGTTTAAGGGAGATAATGAAGAAACTCTTAGAAAAAATGTAGATTTTGTAAAACAATTCTCGAAATTTGACCAAATCAGAACCGTCAGATTTCCGACACCATATCCGATTTGCGAGTTGTATAATCAAGCTATTGCTGATGGTAAATTAAAAGATGCAGATGATTTTTTTAATAAGTTTAAAAATTCAGATTTAATGACAGTTAATTTTACAGATTTGCCATTAGAAGAATGCTATAGATTGATGTTTGAAGCAAATAAAGAACTCATCACTTTCCACTATGAAAACACAAACAATGATATGGTTGCAGCTAATAAACTTATTCAAGATTTTAAAGATTTATATGATGGTAAAGATATTAAATTCAGAGGAGCTAGGTCTGACGCAACAAATGAAGACAAAAGAAAAATTATAAGATAAATATCTAACAACAAATATAATATACCAAAAGAATAAAATGATTTAACGATTAAAAGGAGAAATAAAATATATGACAAAAAAACTATTTACATCTGAATCAGTTACTTCTGCTCACCCAGACAAACAAGGAGACATGATTGCTGATGCAATTTTAGACGCTATTTTAGAACAAGATACTACAGCTAGAGTGGCTTGTGAGGTAACTCTTTGCACCGGCATGGTGCATATTATGGGAGAAATCACAACAACAGCAAATGTTGATTATCAGAAAATTGCTAGAGATACAATAAAAGAAATTGGATTCGATAATGCGAAATTTGGATTTGACTCGAATACATGTGCAATAGTTTTATCTTTAAACACACAATCACCAGATATTGCTATGGGAGTTGATAAAGGTGGTGCAGGTGATCAAGGAATGATGTTTGGTTACGCTTGCAATGAAACTTCTGAGTTGATGCCTATGCCTATTGCGTTGGCACATAAATTAACGAGAAAATTATCTGAAGTGAGAAAAAATAAAGTCTTGGATTATTTACGTCCAGATGGTAAATCTCAAGTAACAGTTGAATATATAAAAGATAAACCAGTAAGAGTAGATACAGTTGTAATTGCTACTCAACATGATCCTGATGTTGATCAGGAAACTATTCAAAGAGATATTATTAAATATGTAGTAAATGAAGTTATTCCTAAAGAATTGATTGATAGTAATACAAAATATTTAATTAATGCCACTGGTAGATTTGTAATTGGTGGAGCAATGTCGGACAGTGGACTTAGTGGCAGAAAAATTATTGTAGATACTTATGGAGGCATGGCAAGTCATGGTGGTGGGAGTTTTAGTGGTAAGTGTCCTTCTAAAGTAGACAGATCAGGTGCTTACTATGCTCGTTATGTAGCAAAAAATATTGTTGCTTCTGGATTAGCAGATAAGTGTGAAATACAAGTAGCTTATTGTATTGGAGTTGCTGAACCTGTATCTATTTATATTGATACTTTTAATACAGGTAAAATTTCAGATGATAAAATTGTTGAAGTGATTAAAAAATACTTCGATTTTAAACCATTAAGTATTATTAAGGAATTAGACTTACGCAAACCAATCTACAAACAAACTGCAAGTTATGGGCATTTCGGAAGAGATGATTTAGATTTGCCATGGGAGAGATTAGATAAGGTTGATATGATTAAGCAAGATAAATTAGTAAAAGGTAGATAAGATAATTAATACTAAGTAAAATTTCTATACATCTCTCTTATTCCCTATTGAATCCTAGAACATAAAAACTTCTAGGATTCTTTAATTAATTAAAACAGAACGAAAGGATAATCTATGACAGAAGAAAATTATGAAATAAAATTAGATAATAATCCTGAAATATCAAAGCAATCTGAAAAATATTATGATATTAATATGGCAATTATAGAGAAAAAACATCTTCATGTTTATAAGAAAATTAAAGATTATGAAGATAGTACATATATTTCTAAAGTTGAAGGAATTTTTGATGCTGTTTATCTTGCACATAATGAAAATGGTGAAATTCAAAATGTAGTTATAGAAAAAAGTGGAAATAATTATTTATTATGTGACCATAAAGATCCTTATGATCAAGCTAAAAAATGGATGGAAACAACAATTGATGATAATAACAATATAGAATTACTTTATGGTTGCGGGTTAGGATATCATATTGAAGCTATTATTGATAAATATCCATCTAAAAGATTAATAATTATAGAACCAAGTATTGAATTGTTCCTTTATTTAATTAATACAAGAGATATGTCAAAAATTCTTAATAAGTGTTGGTTACTTGTTGAAGAAGAATTTGATCAATTTTTAAAGAATTTCTTACAATTATACTGGGATGCAAAAAATAAAGGAGTTTTTAAACTTCAAATTATTAATGTTTATAATCTTATTTTTGATAAAGTATGGATTGAATTTAGAGATAAATTCAAAGAGCAAATGAACGCATTAACTGTAGATACAACAACAAGAAAAATTTTAACTAAGTTATGGTTAAATAATTATACTAAAAATATTTATAAAATGAAAGATGCTTCAAATTGTGACGGTTTTCTTGGTAAATTTAAAAATGTTCCAGGAATTTTAGTTTCTGCTGGTTCTTCATTAGAAGGAAATGTTCATTTGTTAAATAATATTAAAGATAAATGTTTAATTGTTTCTGCTAGTTCAGCTAGATTATCTATGAAACAATTTGATGTCTCTCCGCACATGTTTGTCACCGTTGATGCTAGTGATGGTGAAACTAGAATTGTAGATGGAATAGAAAATGATAATGAATATATGGTTTATTCTAATCAACTTTGTCCAGAATCATTAAATATTTATAATGGTAAAAAAATATTTATAAATTATAATTCAGATTTTTATACTGTTAATTTCTTAAATTGGGTAGGTATCCAATCAGGTCATATTATGTCTGCTCCTTCAGTTGCTAATACTTGCTATGATTATTTATATAAACTTGGATGTAATCCTATTATATTTATTGGACAAGATTTAAGTTTTACAAAGAATAAGCAATATGCTGGAGATATTGATTATGGTTTAGATATGGAAGAACAAGAATTTATTGATAATGGATATATTCAAGTAAAAGATATTTATGGTGATAAAGTTTTTACAATGCCTCCCTTCCTTGCTATGAGAAATTGTTTTGAAGATCAGATTAGAATGACTAAAATGTTGAATCCTGATTTAGATGTAATTAATTGTACTGAAGGTGGATTAAACATTCAAGGTGCTAGGAATGAGAAGTTAGAAGATGTGATTAAAGAATTTTCAGAACAAGAAATTAGTGTAATAGATTTAATTGAAGAACTTTATCAAAACTCTATGTTTGAAGATTATACTGAGAAGATAGAACAATTTAATAAGATGTTGTTTGATGAATTGCAAGGATTAAAAGAAATGATTCAGCAACAATATGTTAAATTAAAAGAAGTTGAGAAGTTTAAGATTAATAAAAATAATCATAAAGAATTTGATGCTTTATTAACAGAGACGGATTTGATGAGTCATACCCGTGAGAGTCTAATGATATATAAATTATTATTATCTCCTCTACTTCAAGTTGATCTTTACCAAATGGGTATTAAATTTGTTCAGGAAAACGAAAAAGAAAAAGACTTTAAGAAGAAACGTAAAGCGTACTTAAATACTTTAAGAGAACAAATTGGATTAATTGAAAGTAAGATTGAGTATGTTGAAGGATTGCTGAATGATAAAGATACTGAAATAAGTAGTGAAGAATCTGATATAGAGTGATTTATTTTATATCAGATGGTGGGAAAAATATAAAAATTGGCTATACCAAAAATGATCCGTATAAAAGATTAAAACAATTATCAACTGGTTCTTCTTCCCCACTCTATTTGTTAGGATTTATAAGAGATGGAGATAAACGATTGGAGAAAGAACTACATAATAGATTTAAGAGAGTTAACCTTGAATGGTTTGATGGGAATGATACAAATTTATTAGACTATATCAATAAATATAATGATATGCAACAAGTATATGTTGATTGGTTGGATGAAAGTAAAAGTAAATTAGTAGTCTATAAGACTATGAAAAATATATAAAAATTTAATATCCGCAAAGAAGTCAAGGACTCAGGTTGTTTAATCTGAGTTTTTTGTTGTTTGCAGATTTGTTGTTTGTGAACTTGGGGTTAGATATGATTCGGGGTCATGTCCGAGTTTCTGTGCGTCTATCCCCTATTATATTTTTTAGCACAGAAATAATAAAGCACAGAAAGAAGGAATTAGAAATGTGTCAAGAACAAGAAGTTAAAATGAAAAAATGTAGTAAATGTAAAGAAGATTTTCCTGCAACTAAAGAGTATTATCATTCTCATAAAGGTTGCAAAGATGGTTTAAATTCAGTTTGCAAAAAATGTAGAAGTAAAATTGCAGTAAAAAGAATTAGAAAAGCTGATTTTGTATCAGAAGGATATAAACAATGTGTTGAATGTGGAGAAGTGTTAGAAATAAATATAATTAATTTTAAATTAAATGCTAAATCATTAGATGGATATAATAATTTATGTATTAATTGTCAGATAATACATAGGAGAAATGGTGCTGAAGATGGTTATAAAAAATGTATATCATGTAGTAATACATATCCTTTAAATAGAAACTATTATCAACCAAGTAGTAAATGTATTGATGGATATAGAAATAAGTGTTTAGGGTGTATGGGATATAATTTTAATCCTGATTTTGCAAATGAATCTTGGTCAGATGAAGATATTAATATTGTAAAAAATAATTATAAAGAATTATCAATATATAATATTATTCCTTTATTATCGGTTGAACGAACTGAAAAAGCAATAATGCATATAGCACAAAAATTAGGTGTAAGAAAAATAGAAAATTACATAGAAGACTATGATAATTTAAAGTATAAAACTATAAACAATATACTTCATAAATATTGCAAATCATGTAAAAAATATTTACCTATGGAATATAATTATTTTTCAAAAGATATATATTGTCCTGATAATGTCCGTAATATTTGCAGAGAATGCAAAGGAGAATTGTTTAGACATAATTCAAACATTGAATTATGGACAGAGGATGAAATAAATATAATGTTAAAATGCTATCATAATTATTCTAATCCAGAATTAATTGATTTGTTTTTTAATAATAGAAATATTTCAGCACTTGAACATAAAGCAAAAGAATTAGGACTATATAAAAGTGAAGAAACTAAAAATAGAATAAATAAAATGCTTGGAGAAAAAACTTCTAAAAGGAAATTAGAGAATCAAGATTGGGTAGGAGATAAAAATCCTAAATACAATAGTCAAAGATTTGGTTCTTTAAATCCAAATTATAAAGGTGGAATTAGTGAATTATATCAAGAGTTGCGAAGAAATTTGAAACAATGGAGAATAGATAGTATTAAAAATAATAATTATGTTTGTTTCTTTACAGGTAAAAGATTTGATGATGTTCATCATTTATATTCTTTTGATAATATTGTTAGAGATACTTTAAAAGAGACAGAATTACCTTTATATAAAAACATCTCATTTTATACTGATGAAGAATTAAAACAATTAGTTGATAAATGTATTGAAATTCACTATAGACATCCTTTCGGAATTTGTATGCAAGAGAAATACCATTATAGATTTCACGAAGAGTTCGGTTTTGGAAATAATACTTTAGAACAATTTAATGAGTTTATTGAGAATTATTATGATGAAAAATATAAAGATTTAGAAGAAGTTGGTTAATACAATCAACTTCTTTTGTTTTGAATTAAAGGAAGTGGTAATATCCCTAAAGTTGGTAAAAAAATAAGGAAAAAAGTTGATTATAAAGATGAGGTTTATTGCCGTATGTGTGAAAAACATAGACCACCTTCAAAATTTTATGATGCAACTAATCCCATGATAGATAAAAATGGTTTGATGTCAGTCTGTCGTGATCATTGTAATGAAATTTATAATAACTATTTTTCAATTTATAACAATTTAGAAATAGCTTTACAATTAACTTGTCAAGATTTAGATGTTAGATTTAGTAAAGAAGCATTAAAGCAAACACAATCTCATATAGAAAAACTCTTATCTCAAGGTAAAAAAGCAGAAGTGGTTTTTGGATATTATAAAAGTAAATTATCTTCAACTGGTAAAACAAATGAAAGACTTGATTGTTTTAGATATAAAGATAGTGATTTTAATTGTATTACAGATAATACTGTTGAATTATATAATAATCCTAATGAAATAAATAACACTATAGATAATTTGGAAGAAAATGATAATAATTTTGATGTTACATTAGATATTATTAAGTATTGGGGTAGGAATAAAGAATCTTGGGAGTATGAATATCTTGAAGAAGAAATGTATAAAATCAAAACTAGTTTTGAATGTCCTGATTATGGTATGGAAATGATTATGAGAGATATTTGTTACATTAATCTTGATGTTGAAAAAATTAGACAATCAGGAAAAGATAATAAAGGTGATGTAAATAAATTAATTGAAACTCGTAGCAAATTAATGAATGATGCTAAAATTAAGCCTATTCAATCTTCAGGAGCAGAAGCTAATGACCAAATAACATTTGGGACATTAATTAAAAAATTAGAAAACGAAAGACCAACTGATGAACCTTTAGATGAATGGAAAGACCCTGATAATTTTGAAAAATGGCATAAAATATTTGTAGGACATTTAGCTGATATGAATGATATTGATAATGAAACTGTTAGAGAATATAAAGAATTAATTAAACCTTATACGGTTATAAGGGAGGATGAAGAAAATGGTGATTAATTAATGGGTTCTTATAATAATTTTGAAGTACATAGAAATAAAGCAACTAAAGGAATTAATATATTTGAAAAGAAAAAGAATTATAATATAGAATCAAGTAATTTAACAAAATCAGAGAAACTAATGAATGGTGTGGCTTTATGGGCATCTTATTATAAAGAAAATCCTCATAGATTTTCGTCTGAATATCTAAATATACATTTGAGATCTTTTCAACAATTAATAATTTGGGGAATGTTTCATAACAATTATTCTATGTTTATGGCAGCAAGGGGTTTAGGTAAAACTTGGATTACAGCAGTTTATTGTATTATCAGGTGTATTCTTTATCCTGAGAGTAAAATTGTGGTGGCTAGTGGTGTTTTGTCTCAGGCAATGAAAATTGTAACTGAAAAAATCCCTGAAATTATGTTAAATTCTCCAATGTTAAGAAGAGAAATTGCAGATATTCAAAGTAACTCAAATTCAGATAAACCTAATGTATTATTCCATAATGGATCATGGATTAAAGTTGTTCCATCTACTGAAAATGCAAGAAGTGCTAGAGCAAATGTGTTAATTTTAGACGAATTTCGCCTAATTGACTTTAAAATCTACAAAGATGTATTAAGGAGATTTTTGGCAACATCAAGACAACCAAGATATTTGATTAAAAGTGAGTATAGTCATTTACAGGAAAGAAACATTGAAATATTTTTAAGTTCTTGTAAGTATAAATTTGAATGGTCTTTTGATAGATTTAAAGTTTTTTATAATTCAATGATTCAAGGAAAAAAATACTTTCTTTGTGGTCTTCCCTATCAAATTTCTATCTTGAGTGGACTTGTAATGAAGGCACAATTACAAGATGAAATTAATGAAGATGATTGGGATAGCATTTCTTGGTTAATGGAAATGGAATGTAAATTTTTTGGAGAAAGTGAAAAAGCATATTATAAATTGGATAAAATTGAAGCATGTAGAAGAAATGAACAACCATTTTATTTACCTCATGTTTATAATTATGTTAATAATAAAAAGTTTACATTACCTGAAAAAAATTATAAAGAAAAAAGAATTATATCTTGTGATATAGCTACTATGTCTGGAGATGCCAATGATGCTTCAGTATTTTCATTAATTACATTAACACCAAATAAAAATAATACTGGCTATATTAGAAGTGTAGTTTATATGGAAAATGTAATTGGTGGACATACCGTATATCAAGCATTAAAAATAAGATATTTATATGAATACTTTCAATGTGATTATATAGTTTTAGATACTCAAAATGCAGGTATATCAATATATGATAATTTATGTACAGAATTAGTAGATAAAAAGAATGATATAGTTTATGAACCATTGAGTTGTATTAACGATGAAGATATAGCTAAAAGATGTCAATTCGAAGATGCTAAAAAAGTTATTTATAGTATTAAAGGACATGAAAGATTAAATAGTGATATTGCTATTGCTTTACAGGATTGTATTTTAAGAAATAAAATAAGATTTTTAGTTAATGATAATAATGCTTATGAGTATTTGTATAAATTAAAAGGTTTTGCAACATTATCACCAGAACAACAAGTAGAATTATTAATGCCCTATAGACAAACATCTGCTTTAGTAAATGAAATGTTAAATCTTGAGCAAATACCAAATGATAAAGGATTGGTAAAACTTAAAGAACCTAGAGGAAAAAGGAAAGATAGATTTACAAGTGTTTCATATTGTAATTGGGTAATTAATGAAATAGAAAAAAAAGATTTTAGAAAAGAAAGAGATGTCATAGACGTAGATGCCTATATGCTATTCAATTAACTAATAACAAAACAAATATAATATTATTACTCTTATCCCTATTCAACTAATTTTCTCAGAAAGGAGGAAACAAAAAATTGTCAAACAAAACACAACAACAAAACCAGAACCAAACCCAATTAGACATTAAATCAGAATTTCTTGATTTTTATAAAGTATTTGAACAATATAAAAAAGATGAAATACAAAACTCCCCTACCCTATTCTTTGATGTCAATGCTTTTAATCAAGGAACTGTTTCAAGTAGATATTATGAATCAACACCATATAAATATACTAAAAAACAAATACGTGGATATCTTGAAAGACCTGAAACTTTTGAAAGACAATTGCGTGAAGTAAGTCTTTTTTTATATGCTAATTTTCAGGAATATAGAAATATAATAAGACATTTAAGTAAAATGCTTACACATGATTATGTTCTTATTCCAACTGGAAATTTATATGATATAGTTTCTTCTAAGGCAAAAAATGTAAAATTTTTAAAAAGTTTCTATGCTAATTTAGAATTTGTAGAAAATTATAATATAAAATCAAAATTATCTGATGTTGAAGCCATATTATTACGTGAAGATTTTTATTTTGGATATGAAAGATCAGATGGTGAAGATTATATATGGCAACAATTGCCAACTAATTATAGCAGAATTTTAGGTCAAGATAAACAGGGTAATTTAACAATGGAATTTGATTTTACATACTTTACTAAGTCTAATGTAAGTATAGATAATTTTGCAATAGAATTTCATGAAAAATATGAATTATATAAACAAAATTATCAAAAATACAGATGGCAAAAATTAAGTGATAATGCTATTGTTTTTAAAATGGATAAATCAGTATTGTATACTTTACCACAGTTTAGTGGTGTTTTTGCTAGTATTTTGGGTATTACAGATTATTTAGATTTACAAGAAGAATCAAGTAAAGCTAATAATTATAAATTATTACATCAAAAAATTCCTCAAAATACAGATAAAGATTCAAAAGTGAATGATTTTAAAATAGATGACAAAGCTGCTGTAAAATTTCATAACAATGTAGTCAAGAATGTTGCTGGCAACCATATTGGAACGGTTACTTCTCCGATGGAAATAAATGCCATTAGTCTTAGTGATAGTAAAATTGATGAAGATTTAGTTGGTAAAGCATTACGAAATTTATTTGCACAAGCAGGTATTTCACAATCACTATTTTCTACTGATAAGAACGGAGCGATTGGCTTAAATCGAGGTTTGGAAGTAGATATGGCATTAATGTTTTCATTGCTTAGACAAGAAGAATTGTTTATGAAAAAGAGATTAAAGATGTTTAATGATAGTATTAAAAGTAAATTTAAATGGAAATTATTATTGCCCAATGTTACGGTACATAATGAATCTGATTATAAAAAAGAAGTAATCAACAATGCACAATATGGGTATAGCAAATTTTGTAATACTTTATCTCAATCTGATCTTATTGCATTATTGTACTTAGAACAAGCAATCGGATTACAGAGTATGATGTCTCCCCTTTTATCATCTCATACAATTTCTGGTGAAGTAGGCAATCCTGGAATAGATGATAATAAAAAAGCTGATTCTTCCATTGTGGTTGATAATTTAGATGCTAATAATAATCGTGCTAAATAAGCATTCTTAAATTATATAGTTTATTCAACAAAGGCAATCAAGGAATTGCAAACCTTGATATGGTGACAGTCCTGAGTCATCGCCTTTGTCTTTTTATTTTTGTTCAGGATACATGCTACAGGAGGTATATAATGTTAATTACAAAAACAGTT